ATGAAGAAAATAGTTGCTAGTGTAGTTATTGCATGTACGCTCGCATTATCAGTGTTATCGATTGGGTCAGTACCGAATAAAGATAATCAAGCCGCAGAAAAAGTAAAAGAAGTACAACTAATGAAAATGGATCCCGGCACTTTAGGATAATAAATAAATGAAAATGCCATTGCATCTAAGGATGCGATGGCATTTCGTACGTTTAAGGGGTTATTCATTTTCTACATTTTGATATTTTTGAATAATTAAGGGTGATGGGGGAACGATGATGGGAAATGCACTAGAGAGCACATTATGGGAGATGTTGAAATTAGAAGTGTTAACTACAAATGAAGATGAAAAAAAAGTGGTAGAAAGTATTAAAAATATAGTTAGAAAAGAAAAAAATGATTGTTAGCCCAATTGCTGACAATCATTTTTTGTTATGGCCTACAGCAGCCTTCATCATATCTAATAACATATCTTGTTTTGCTTTCGGCATTTTTTCTAACATGTCAATTAGCTCGTTAAATTCTTTTCTTAATTCAGTGAACTGAACTGCATTTAATTCCGGATCATCAGACCGACCTAATAAATAATCAACAGATACATTTAATACATCTGAAATGATAACTAAAGTTTCATTAGATGGTGAACTATAGCCTGTTTCATAATTAGAAATTGTAGTCTTTGTTACTTTAGTTTCTGTATCCATTTTTTCTTTTATTTTTAACGCTAAAGCATCTTGTGTTAATCCACGTTGTTTTCTAGAAAGTTTTATCCTCTGCCCTAAAATAGTCACAAACTCACCCCATATATATTATATCCAAAACTGTAAACTGCATTTCAAATTTAAAAGTACAATTAAATTGTACTTTGTTTGTAAAAGTTTTGCATTAGTTTTTTAAAATTTTGTTTAAAAGTACAAAAAACTCAAATATTATTATTGACAGTCCAAAAATTTTGGATATATAATAAGTGTAACAAGTTCAAGAAAGTTGGATTTTAGGAGGTGTCATCATGAGAAAGAAACGAAATAATTTAATTAAAGCTCGTAAGCGTAAAAAATTCACCCAGGAACAACTAGGAGCGTTGATAAATAAACAGAAAACGGTAATCAGTAATTGGGAAACTGGCTACGCAACTCCAGCATTAGATGATGCAATGCGAATAGCACAAATATTAGAAGAAGACATATATAACCTTTTTTCAGGTGTTGAAGTACAAAAAACTCAAACTTGATTCCGAAAAGTTCAAATGTAGTGTTTATATCTTATATAAAAATTGAAAAGGAGCTGAATAAAATGTACCAAATAAAACAATTACCATTCTCACTGAAAGCAGAGGATGTACAAGAAGTCTTAAATATTTCTCGATCAGCAGCATATGCACTTATGAAACGAGAGGATTTCCCAACGATTGTGATAGGGAAAAGCAAGCGCGTTAAAGCAGAAGATTTTCTTAAATGGGTGGAAGCACAAAAGGTGGGAGCGAATGCTAGTTAAAATTAAATTTCGGATTTTCAACAAAATTACCGTTTGATAAATAAGGAGGTGATTTAGTGGAAGATACAACATCGTTAGTTATATTCGCAATGGTAATTGTTTGCGGTTCATGGTTGTATTACAAAACTTACAAACCAATAAAAACATGGGCTTGGAGTGATGTAGAAGAAAATAAAAAGACCCATGACAGTGGGTCCCTTTGAAAAAACACTTGTTATCAGTATATCACGGAAAGTAGGGAAATAGTACATGGATTTAATTGAATATCAAGTGCTATTACCTAATAAATTCTGGGACTTAGCAGAAAGCAATGAAGAATTAAAACAAATGATCAAACAGTATTTCAGTGTTGGTTATCCGCATTATGAAATTCAACGAATTATCAAAAGTGGACAAGCACATATTGCGGTTTGCATAAGGAGGTAAGGGCTATGTCTGAAGTAAACGTAAAATGGATTAAACTTTCAACTACCATGTTTGAAGATGAAAAAATCCGAATTATTGAAAGTATGCCAGAAGCAGATACATTACTAATTATTTGGGTCAAGTTATTAGCTCAAGCAGGAAAGATAAATGCAAGTGGGTACATCTTTCTAAATGAAAATATACCTTATACAGAAGATATGCTAGCAACTATTTTTAATAGACCATTGAATACAGTTCGGATGGCACTAAGCACATTTCAAAAATTCGGAATGATTCATATCGATGAAAATCATTACATTAATGTTGTTAATTGGGGAAAACATCAGAGTTTAGATAAGTTAGAACAAATTAAAGAACAAGATAGATTACGCAAACAAAAGCAAAGAGCCAAACAAAAACAGTTGAAATTGGGTATGTCACAGGACAGTCACGGGACAGGTCACGTTATAGTCACGGACATAGATAAAGATTTAGATAAAGATTTAGATAAAGAAATACAAAAAGAATATAGTCCTGAAAAATCTCAGGACATCGTTCAATCTATTCCATATCAAGAGATTGTTGATTATCTCAACATGAAAGCAAAAACCAATTATAAACATGCATCTAAAAAAACACAGGAACTAATCAAAGCAAGATGGAAAGAAGGGTTCGGATTAACTCATTTCCAACAGGTAATTGACATTAAGACTTCACAGTGGATTGATAATACAGAAATGAGCGGATATTTAAGACCTATCACATTATTTGGAACTAAATTTGAAAGTTATTTAAATGAAAAACCTGTACAACGAAAAGGAATATTTAAAGGAGGTCCAAATAATGCAAGCAATCAAAAAGATAGTGGATTCATCGACAAATACGACTTCAAGAAACGCTAGTCAAAGATATGTATTGTCGCCTAATAGATGCACGAATGTCTTTTTAGTAGGAAAAGAAAATTTTAAAGATGTTTGCAGTAAACGCATGTTGATAGATATAGAAACAAATGAGGAATTTTGTCCTCAATGTAGATCGGTAGAAAAAGAAGATCAGAAATTAGCTATAGAGACACTAGCTATAAAAAAGAAGAATGAAATCATTCATTTATATGATTCATTTGCTGATAACAGCTTAATAAATGACAAACTTAAAAAAGCTACATTTGAAAATTATGTACCAACCAAAAGGGACTTAGCTGATGCGAAAGAAACAATTATGAATTTTGTCGCTTCATTTAATAAAGAAGAACCAACAAGCATGATAATAACAGGGGATTATGGAGTAGGAAAAAGTCATTTGTGTGTGGCAGCCACTAAAGAACTTATGAAAAAGGGTCACAGTGCAATGTTTATTCAAATGAATAAGCTCTTTACCAAAATTAAATCCACGTGGAATAAAAACAGTGAAATGACAGAGGACAAGCTTATGTCCCTTCTAGCAAAAGTTGATGTATTGATTATCGATGACTTTGGAGCGGAATTCACGGAGAAAGATAAAGAAGGCGTCACTTGGAAACAAACGAAGACTAATGAAATTGTAGATAGCCGTATAGGTAAAAGTACTTTATTTACTACTAATTTTACGATTGGTGAATTAGCAGGAATGTATGGAGAACGTGATTTTAGTCGGATGATGGAAAACGCTGAAATGTTAGAAATGCATGGGGATAATTATAGATTACGCAATTTTAAAAAGGAGGTATAAGCATGTGTGCATTATGCCGTAATACAGGAATTATTCGTAAAAAACTTTATCCAGGTGTAACTGAAACAAACGGTTGTAATTGTGAAGTGGCAAAGCAACAGCAACAAGAAAATGATAAGCGCTGGGAAGCATGGTTAATAAAATTTGAGTCAATGAAGCAAGAGTTACAACGTAATCAACAACAAAAAGTAAGTTAACAAGGGGGAGCAAGTTATGAAAAACACAGGTGTTGCAAGAAAAGTGGACGAGCTAGGGCGTGTAGTAATTCCGGTTGAGTTACGCAGAACTTTGGGGATTGCTGAAGGTACAGCACTAGACTTTCAAGTTGATGGGGAAAATGTCATTTTGAGAAAACAAGAAAAGTCATGCTTTGTAACGGGTGAAGTTTCCGAAACAAACTTGGAGTTGCTAGATGGTCGAATGTTTTTGAGTAAGGAAGGTGCAAATGAGTTACTGGACATTCTTGAAAAGAGTGTGAAGGTACATGCCTAAGCAATTAAATATTTTCGATGTAGAACCAGCAATTTGTGAGTTCGATGTAATGAAAGCCAATGTTAAGAAAGGAACTGGACGCGTTACATATGCAGATGTACGTGTCCAAGTTCCAAGAAATGCAAAGTGCACGGATGAATTACCACGCACAACTAAACAAGATGATCGTTATGACATATTTGAACAATATACAATGGCAATTTGGAGATTTCAAAGAGCTGTAGATAAGCTTTTCAACTGGGAAACAGCGGAAGAATTGTGTAAGGCAGCAAGGGATAAAAAAGAAGCAATTTCAGTACGGATTTATTTAGGAAGTGGATTTAAACCTGATGTTGTCGAGTACATGCGGTAGTAAAAGGGAGATGGACATATGAAAAAAGAGATTGATGTTACAAATAATAAACTTCTTGTGGTAAAGAATGGAGAAGTCCTTTCATTTAATCCACCAGAAAGCGGTTTTGGGGAGCAAATTGTAATTTGGGTTAACGGCAAGGTTGGGCATGTCAAAACTACTTCTAATGAAAAAATTGATTAATTAGCTTTTAAAAGGAGTGTATGAAATGTCGGCTTTTAAAGTTCATGTTGCTTTAGAAGAAGTTGATTTCTTATGGGATCAAAGAGAGGTATTCCAATTTCGGGAACTTTGGAATAGTAACTGTACTCTTTTAGAGATTTCCAAAAGGTTTAAAAGAAAGCAAATAGAAGTAGCAGCACTTATTGTAGATCAAGTTGATAAGTTTAAAATCCATAATCGGAAAATGGGTTTAGGAGAAATTGGTGACAAGAGTATTCGGAATAAAAAGAAAGAAGAAATACCGCCGTATGTCTATATTGCTTTAGAAGAAGTAGATTTTATATGGAATGAAGACGATATAGAACATTTTAAGGATTTATGGAAAAAAAGATTCAGTATTGAGGATATAGCTAATAGATTGGGAAGGCATCAAATTGAATTAGCAACATTAATACTGGATCAGTTCGGTTTAGAATACATGCTTAATTGTTTACTAGAAACGGAAAATAGAGTTGCTTAATTAAATCGGTGAGGGAGCGAATGAAAATGAACTTAACTAAAATATTCGGAATGCAAAAGGTATTAGACGTAAGAATCGTCAAGGAACATGGATTGGAAGGTCAAAATTTATTTTACAATATGATCCTTGCTTTACAGGTTGAAATTGGAGAGCTTGCAAATGAAACCAGATGCTTTAAACATTGGAGCAATAAAGGTCCTAGTGAAAAAGAAGTTATTTTAATGGAGTATGTAGATGGATTTCATTTTATAGCTTCATTAGGGAACGGCATCGGATTTAATCCTAATGAATATAGCCTGAAATTATTAGAACATAATGCAAACGTTTATACCGCAAGTACGTTAGTCAATCAATTTAACAATGTATATGAAGCTGTATCGGAATTTCGTGCAACTCAAGACATGGAGCTTTATGAAGAATTATTGTACTCATTCTTAGGTTTAGGTAAGAAATTAGGGTTCACGTTTGAAGAAATTGAGCAAGGCTATTACAAAAAGAATGAAGTGAACCACCAACGCCAGGATAACGGATATTAAGACCAAATTTGAATTTTGTACAAAAACGGAGGGGAATAGAATGGTGAGAAGTTTAGATTGGGGCGGATTGAAAAGTAATTGGGAAGCTTTTAAAGAGTTCGTTCAAAGAGAAGGAAAAGGCACTAGCATATTAACGGAGTACTATTTTGTATTCAGAGAAGACGACTGCGGTGATGAAGCATACATTTTTACAACGCATTCTGACTTAGATGATTGGCTATCGGAAATGTTTTGGCAATGGGAGCGTTATGATACTAGAAATGTTGAAGAATCGATGGAGGATGTGTTTGTTTGGAAGTTAATTTCTGAAAGTGATTTTAAGCGTTTAGACACGCTATATAAGGGAGCAAGAGAAACATCGATTGAAATCAATGGAGAAAGATACTATAGAAAGTTAATAAAAGTATCTGTAGAGCCGACAGTTGTTGTTTCAACTAATTTCTATTAAAAGCGTTATTTTGGAGAGGAATGGTGCAGATGAGATATACAAGAAATAGACAAATGACAAAAATAGGTGAAGAAAATTTTATGAGAATGAAGAATATCAAAATCTTAACGATACGAATTTTTGATGGGAAGTTTCCTAATAGATTAGACCCAACTTTCCAGTGGCACAGAGATTATCATGGTATGAATATTGTATCTTTTAACCGTAAGGGCGAGACATTTAAAACTTATGTGATAAAAGGGAGAAACTAAACAAAAAAGCTATTTTAATCGAAAAGGGGAATGAAAGATGAACTTAAAGGAGTACGTCGTTTATAAAGGTGAATCATTCGTATGTATTGGAACTACAAAGGAATGCGCTCAACATATGGGCGTACTTCCTGCAACGGTTCGTTTTTATACAAGACCAGCGTATCAAAGGAGAATAGCGAATCGAAAGAATGCTAGGAATTATATAACTGTTACGGAACTTGAGGGGGATGAAGAATGAAAGAATACTATTTTCAAACAGTCGAACGTGTAGAGAGATTCTTTGTTTATAAGAACCAAGACGAATACAAAGAACATCGAAAAAAGATGGAACGATTCGGATTCGAAGTTAAGCGAAACATGGGGATTAAAGAAAGAGTAGATGACAGACAAAATTTGCATGATTTATACGGTAATATAGAAGTTTTTGAAAGTACAGATCTTATGGGTGTTAAAGGAATGTACTTTTACCGTGTCGGCTATTATAAGGAACAATTGATTGAAAAGATGGAAACTGTATAAAAATTTCATTTTGTAGAAAAGAGGGATCGATATGAAAGCATCTCTTCAAATAATTAAAGATAAATGTGACGCAGCAGTTGAAAAAGCATACACAAGTAATCCTTTAGTTATGTTAAAGACAGATACTTTCTACTGGTTACTAGATCAATTAGAAGAAAATGAGAAGCGAAAAGGTATTATACAAGCAAATTATCATGAATATAGCGAGCTGGAAAAGAAACGAAGAAAGACACTTGAGGAAAATGAGTTCCTAAAAGATGATGTCCACGTTAGGAATGAGCGTATTGAGGAACTTGAGAAGGAATTACATGAACTAAAAAGAGCAGTCGGCAAAAGCTAACTGCTCACCCAAGGAAAACGGAGAAAGATAACCATGTGTCTACAGTATTTACGGAATATTGAGTTTTATTCAGGGGAGGAAGAAGAAAATGATCAAAGGTGAATTAGTTTTACATCAAAAAGAAGATGGCAGTGTTCAGTATAGAGATGATTTAAGTTTTATGTGGTGTGCTTGTGGCAAACCAGCAAATAATCACTTTCCGGAAGAAGAAGGACATTGGAAATTTCAGTGTGAGAAATGTGCTCATGGTAAGGAATAAATGATTTTGATTATAGTTTACTCGATTTTATGGTCGTTAAGTTTAATGGTGTTCAGCGCAAGTGCAACAATATTTGCTTGCGTTGAATCATCTCGGAGGGTGGCTTGGTGGTCAATAGGTAGTTCTATAGTACTAGCTTTATCCAGTTACGGGATAGTACAGATGATTATAGAGGAATCTTCACGATAAAAAGAAGAGGGGTAGAGAGAAATGGAAACAAATTTTGAAGTGAAGACGGTCGGTGTTGAGTACACTTGCGATGAATGTGAAGAAGGAGAAATGTTTCATCAAGAAGGAAGAGACAAAATGTTACTTGCTGATCCACCTCAATTCGAACACGTTTGCACTAAATGTGGATTTAAACAAACCTTTTTAAAAAGGTATCCAACAGTTGAATATAAGAGAGTTATAACAAAATAATCCTTTGAATAGAAAGTGAGGTTAGGAGAATGGCTAATTTAAAGAAACGGAAAACAAGAAAAGCTATTGCTCGTCGTGCGAAAGCCGTTGAGAAATACCAAGTTAATAAAGCTTGGAGAAATCTCTTTGTACAAGCAGGTATTATTAAATAAATGAAAACCAAATACAGTCCGGCTAGAAAACTAGAGGACACCAATTCATTAAAGCGGCAATCAAAGCTGTTTTAGGAATAGGTGTCCTTTTTATTTTGAAAAGGGAGATGGGGAAATGAAGGTGTTAAAGGATCAGCTACGTGAGTGGAAAAAGCAATCAAAACAAGCAAAGAAGAAAGGTAAGAAAAATCGAAAAGAAAAATTTAGCACTCGTGAAATTGAAGAGTTAATGGGAGTTCATGGACCACGTTATGAACGCAGACGTGGAGCATTAAGACAAAAATAATAATAATGGAGGAATTTAATATGAATAAACAACTATCATTTAAAATGCCAATCGTGGATGGAAAAAGAACAAAACAAGAAATTGAAAAAGTATTTATTGAGTATCGTACATACTTAGCGACAATGCCATGTGATATGCTGCCAAAAGTGACGCCATCATATTCTATTGTTCCTCCATCAATTACAAACGAGTTTAATAGTTCAACTGAAAATATTGCAATTGAAAGAATTGAGTATGAACAAGAAAGAAATAAATTTATGAGTTGGTTGTATGATGCTGTGAATCGCCTAAGAGATGATGAACGTGAGGTAATCGTGAAGTTTTATATGGAAGATGACATTGGATATGACCCAGATATCTGGATGGATTTAGGTATAGGTAAAACAAAGTATTACAAGTTAAAAGGTCGTGCGATATTGCGTTTAGCTTTCAATCTAAAGAAAGAAGTATTTCAAAAAACACGTAGACAAAAAGAGGGGCAAAGTGTATGAACATTGTACAGCCAATTCGAGATAAAGAAATAATACAAGAAATAAAGGAATTCTATAAGAAACAGAATGAGAGGAACTATATTCTGTTTCTTCTTGGTATTAATACAGGGTTCAGAATATCGGATATATTGCGTTTACGTGTTAGGGATGTTGAGGGATGGAATATCGTAATACGTGAAAAGAAAACAAGGAAGATCAAAGATGTGAAAATGCCTTCAGAACTGAAGAGAGCTATCAGGAATTATACAGAAGGAAGACCAAAGAATGAATATCTCATTAAGAGTAGAAACGGAAAGAATAAACCGATTACTCGTGCAATGGCTTATGTAATATTAAATCAAGCTGCAGAAGAGTTTGGATTAGAACGAGTAGGGACTCATTCACTTAGAAAAACATATGGGTATCATCATTACAAACAATTTAAAGATGTAGTCGCTTTGCAAAAGATGTTAAATCATACAGATCAGAAAGAAACATTAAGATATATCGGAATGGAGCAAGATACATTAAATGATTACCAAAGGAAGTTCAGAATCTAATTCCTTTATTTTTTTATCACTTAATGAATTAGCTTTAAACAGAAAGTGTCAAATTCATTTTTATAAAATGCGAAAGATATTGTTATATCTAAGGTTAAACCGAATAGGTGAATTTAACACAATCTAGTTTATAGCTAATTCATTTTTAATGATAAAGGATCATATTTAATCAAAACTATGCGAAAAGAAGCTGAAAAACGCGAACTATTTGCGGACAATTTGCGAACTATTTACGGACACGTTTTGGTTTTTAGCATGATATATTTGTATTGTGAGAAGTGGCGGAAAACATAACTCATAAAATTCCTTTATACAATATTTTTTCTAAACGGCTTCATTATGACGGCACATAAAATCCGAAACCAGCAGATGGTACTGATTGAATGTTACCGTTAATATGGAGAGCTTTTGCTCTTCTTCCAGTTACTTAATAATGTTTTATATATTAGGTGATTGGAAGAAGTTTAAAACTTCACGTACCAGATTCTATATCTAAAATACTCCAAATGTATTCATAAATTAGATTAAGGAAATGGACGGGATGACAAATGTTGAATCAAGTATTTAATATGGATTGTTTAGAAGGTATGAAGCTGATTCCAGATAAAAGTGTAGATATGATTTTATGTGATCTACCTTATGGGACGACAGCTTGTAAGTGGGATAGTATTATTCCGTTTGATCAGTTGTGGCAACAGTACGAAAGAATTATAAAAGATAATGGGGCTATTCTTTTAACGGCAAGCCAGCCATTTACTACAAAGTTAATCGCTTCTAATATGAAATTATTTCGTTATGAATGGATTTGGAAGAAAGGGAATCATGTAACAGGCTTCCCAAATGCAAATAGAATGCCGCTAAAGAATCACGAAAATGTTCTGGTATTCTATAAAAAATTACCTAAGTATTATCCGCAAGATTTGATCTTATTGGATAAGCCGATCCAAAAGAAACAAATAAGAAGAATGAAGGTATTTGGCAAAAGAAATAATGAATCTCTAAATAATGAATATGTAAAAAAATATACTAACTATCCAAAGTCGGTTATTGATTTTCCAAGAGACAGTAAAACGTTTCATCCAACTCAAAAGCCTGTAGCATTATTTGAATACCTGATCAAGACTTATACAAAAGAAGGTGAAACGGTATTAGATAATTGTATGGGTAGTTTTACTACTGCCATAGCATGCATCAGTACTAAACGTAATTATATCGGTTTTGAGATGGATGAAGAGTATTGGAAGTTAGGTAACGAAAGAGTTAATAAACATATAGAATCATTAAAGCATCCATAATGGGTGCTTTTTATTTTAGAGGAGGAGAAGAATGTGGAACTAACTTTAGAAGGTCTAGAGAGGTGTTTTAACGATGCTGTAAGCGAAGGTGCAGAGTATGTAGCGGTCAAAATTGAAATGGACGGATTCCCAAGTGATGAAGTAATTATTAATGACAACGACAATATCACTTCTAAATTAGCTTATTATAAGAAAACTTATAACGATGAATTAGAACATAGATATGCTGCAGGTATTCGGATTGTAGGATTCGCGCATGGATATTCATTTTTAAATATTGAGTATAAGTTAGGATTACTTGAGAAGAACAATGATTAAATCAATAGCAATTATTGGTGGCGCTGCCGTGATCTGGGTGGCGTCTTGTTTGTTGTTAAGGAAAGATAAGGGGGGAAAGAGATGAAGTTACTTGGACTGAACTTATTAACTGAAAAACAACTGAACGTGTTACTAACTGAAGCGTATGACAAAGGATTTGATACAGGCAAAAACTTAGGGTATGAGCGTGGCTATGCGGATGGGCATCATAAAGGTATGACAACGGATAAAAAAGGAACAATGATTACTCATTCTGGAATTTATGTTTTCACTGATGAAAACTGTGTCGGCTCTATTGATATTGATAAGTCTGTGAAGAATGAGATGGAACAATTGAAAGCAATTAAAGAAGATAAGGTGTGAGTGAAGATGAATCACGATAAGCACGATTTATTACTTTTAGATGGAATGCTAAGGGATTTAAAAGAAGATAAAAAACAAGAGTTATGGATTGTTGGTAATAATTTAAAGTACGCGGAAGAAACTTGGAAAAGAATAAAGATTCATTTTGGAACAACTCATGTAATACCTCGTTTCATATCTAATAGTTCATTCTCTCTTGACGGACTTAATCCAATGAATGCACGAATAGTCTTGTTAGATAGATGGTGGAAAAATAAAAATGCTGTTAATCTCTTAAAACACTTTATCCCTTTAGCAAGACAGTGTCGACAAATAAGTAATATTTAAACATTGAATCTATTAAGGAGTGTTGAATAATGGAAAAACAAAATACTGTTTCAGCCCACATTGATATTGATACGACAGAAGCAAAAGCGAATATTGAAGAACTTACATTAGCTATCAATGAATGTGTGAGTGCATTCGAGAAGTTAGAGAAGGTTATGAACAAATATACAGGAGAAGCTGAAACTGTTGAATTGTATTGTGATGGTGAAGCCATCGCTCAAACGATAGTTCAAAGTAATGACTGAAAACAAAATCAAACAACAACGAAAGTTCTATGATAAATACAATCGGGATAAAGAAGCGAAGAAGTTTTATGACAGCACAGCCTGGCGAAGGTGTAGAGAATTGGCGTTGATACGAGACAACTACTGTTGCCAAGAGTGTATGAAGCACGATCCACTGATACCAGTACCTGCTGATATGGTTCATCATATCAAAGAAAGAAATGAATATCCTGAACTTGCATTAACGTTAGATAACTTAATTAGTTTATGTAATGCATGTCACAACAAAGAACATCCTGAAAAGGGTGGAGGGAAAAAGAAGAAAAAACGAAAGATATCAATTGTAAAAGCAAAAGCAAATACAGAATTGATATAGCCCCCCTCCTTTTATTGTTCAGAGCCGTTTCCGCCCAGACCGGATGCCTCCGTCGTGCGTAGCGCAAGTGGTGTTTCTAAAGGGGGGTAAACCCTGAAAACAAGGGATTTTTATTTTTAAGTCAATACTTTTTATCCATAAAATGTAAGTGAGGTGATATCGTGGATAAAGGATTGATAGAGAGGAAACCACCTACTCATTTAAAAAAAGTAGGAAAAGACACTTGGATTCGTATTTGGTCTGTTCTAGAAGTGGAAGGTAAGGCAGATAAAAATGATCCCATTGTAGTTGAAGCGATTGCTTTCAGTTATCAAATGTTTAGGGAGATGGCGGCCAATGTTAAAAAAGAAGGGCTGACAATGGAGTATACAAATAAAGCAGGTGCTACAAATCTTACTAAGCACACTTTGATACCAGAGATACCTAAGTATTTACAGCAGATTCGTCAATATTTAGGAGAGCTAGGGTTGACTGGGGCAAGCAGAAAAAAGCTTCAAGAAGAGTTAACTGGAGATTCTGATGATGATTACGACAACTTCTAAGCCATCTGAAATAGCGAATTGGTATAAAAATTGGCGGAATGAACAGATACAGCATTTTCATATTTTGGTAGATCCATCTCCTGAACTAAGAACAACTTGGTATGCAGAACAAGTTGTGAAAGGAAACATAATAGCTAGTAAGAAAAATATCTTGTCTTGTCAACGTCATCTAAATGATTTGAACAGACAAGGGACTGAGGAGTTCCCTTGGGTTTTTGAGGAAGAAAAAGCTCATAGACCGATACGATATATCGAAAAGTTTTGTCGCCCATCAAAAGGTGACTATAAAAGGTTAGTTCTTCAACCGTGGCAGCACTTTGTTATAGGTTCTTTGTATGGATGGGTTCATAAAGATACAGGTTACAGGCGCTTTCGTGAGGGCCTTATTTTTATTGGACGTAAAAATGGAAAAACTACAATGATTTCTGGTTTGTCCAATTATGCTGTTGCGAAAGATAACGAGCCAGGTGCTCGTGTTTATGTTTTGGCAAATACAAAACAACAAGCGGGAGAATTATTTGATGAAAGTCGTGCAATGGTTCAAAAATCACCCCTTCTTCGGAAACATTTACGCGAAAATCAGAAAGGGATTTTCCATGATAAAACGCATTCTAAAATTGAACCTCGTGCATCGGATAGTAAGAAACTAGACGGATTAAATACACACCTTGGTATTTTTGATGAAATACATGAATTTAAAAACTTTAAGTTAATCAATGTTATTAAAAAATCACGTGGCGCACGTAAACAGCCCATGATTGTATACATCACTACGGCAGGATATCAACTTGAAGGACCACTTGTTCAATACTATGAAATTGCAACTGATGTGTTGGAAGGTGTTATCGACCAAGATAGAAAGTTTTATTTCATGGCTGAAATGGATAGTGTGGATGAAATTGAGAATCCTGAACTATGGATTAAAGCAAATCCTAATATGGGAGTTTCACTAGACCTTCCATCGCTTATTGATGATTGGAATACAGACAAACATACAGATGCTGAAAAATACGACTGGATTACAAAACAATTTAACATCTTTGTTGATAATGATGAAATGTCCTTTGTTGGTATTGAGATATTAAAAAGAAATAAAGAAGTTATTGATATAAAGGAATTAGCTGGTAAAGAATGTGTTGCAGGTTATGATTTGTCTTCATCAGAAGATTTTACAAGCGCTTGTCTAGAGTTTCCTTTAGATGATGGAAAGGTTTTTGTGCTATCTCATAGTTGGGTTCCGCAAGCTAAAGTTGACCGTGATAATGAGGACATCGAATATAAAGAGTTTAAAGATAAAGGTTGGTTAACTATTATTCCTGGTGAATATGTGAAATACGAGTATGTTTATGATTGGTTTGTTAAGCAATCCGAAAAGTATTTCATAAAGAAAATCACTTATGATCCGGCAAATGCTTATCGTTTAAATGAAGATTTGAAAGCATATGGATTTGAAACAGAACCAGTTCGGCAGGGGCATTTAACTTTAAGTCCAGCATTAAAAGATGTAAAAGAATTGTTATTGGATGGCAAAATAATCAGTAATAAAAACCGTCTTTTCCGTTGGTATATGAACAATGTAAAGCTTGTGGAAGATCGGAATGGAAACTTTTTACCTTCGAAACAGAGTAAATATCGTAAAATTGATGGTTTTGCAGCATTTCTAAATGCTCATACAGAAGTAATCCCGATGTTAACTCAATTACAAGGTGATGGAAATATTGAATTTGTATCAGTTAGCGATCTTTTTAAATAGAAGGGCGGTGAGAAATTGAAAATGTTAGATCGTGTGAAGGGAGCATTAAAAGGTGCGGCCGCCGGGTGGAAAGGCGCGGGATTTGACTTCTCTTCATGGTTTGGAAGAAAGTTTTGGGGTATTGATAATGCAAAATTAGCTACAAACGAGACGATTTTCAGCGTAATTAGTAGATTATCGAATACGGTAGCATCTTTGCCATTAAAGCTTTATAAGGATTATGACACTGTTTTTAATCAAGTGTCTGATGTTGTGATGAATGAACCAAATCCAAACATGACCGGATTTGAATGGATAAATAAAATTGAAGTTTCAAGAAATGAAACTGGAAATGGATATGCAGCTATCGTTCGTGATATTCGATTTCAAGTGGAAGCATTAATCCCTATTGAATCCGCTTATGTAACACCTTTTATAAATAGGGATGATAATAATTTGTGGTATGAGGTACGTGGGATTGAAGGTACGTATTACATCCACAATATGAACATGTTTCATGTCAAACACATCACAGGTATTTCAAGATGGAAAGGTATTTGTCCAATTGATGTTTTGCGAAATACTCTTGAATATGATAAGGCAGTACAAGAATTTAGTTTGTCAGAAATGCAGAAAAAGGATAGTTTTATTTTGGAGTATGGAGCGAACGTGGATAGTGATAAGAGACAAAGGATTATTGATGACTTTAGACGTTTTTACCAAGAAAATGGCGGTATTTTATTTAGAGAACCAGGTGTAAATATAGATGAAATGGAGCGGAAATACTTTGCTTCTGACACGTTAGCATCAGAACGAATTACACGTTCACGAGTTGCTAACGTTTTTAATGTTCCGGTTTCTTTTTTAAATGATACGGAAGGACAGAGTTATAGTAGCAATGAACAATTAATGATTCAATTTGTTCAAATGACTTTAACCCCCATTGCCCGACAGTACGAACAGGAAATGAATCGGAAATTGTTAAATAAGGCTGAAAGGCAAGCTGGATATTACTTTAAATTTAATATGAGTGGCTTACTACGAGGCGATACAGCAGCGAGAACACAGTTTTATCAAATGATGCTTCGAAGTGGTGGACTAACACCTGATGAAGTGCGTGAATTAGAAGATAAACCACCAAAGGGAGGTTCAGCTTCTCAATTATGGATTTCTGGCGATCTTTATCCGATCGATATGGACCCAACTCAACGAAAGGGGGTGAAAAGTAGTGGCAAAGAACAAACAGAATAAGTTTTTTCAAATGAAAGCATCTGCCAATGGTAAATCGGCCGATGTTTTTATTTATGGAGAAATTACAAAGTATGCATGGGAAGAGTATGGAGAAGTATCTTCTATTACTTTCAAAAATGAACTGGATGAATTAGGTGAAGATATTGAAACTATTAACCTATATATCAATAGTCCAGGTGGATCTGTCTTTGAAACAATGGCTATTATCGCAATGTTACAACGGCACCCAGCGAAGATTATTTCCTATATTGATGGCATAGGTGCTTCTTGTGCATCAGTATTACCGATGATTTCAGACAAAATCATTATGTATGCTAATTCAATGTTGATGGTACACAATGCGTGGACATACGCATCAGGAAATGCTGATCAGCTACGTAAAGCAGCGGATGACATTGAACGTATTAACCAATCGATGGTGCAACACTATTTAACTCGTGCTGGTGATAAGTTAGATGAAGATATATTAAAACAATTATTAGATGCAGAGACATGGTTATCGGCTGACGAAGCTATGGAGTATGGACTTTGTGATGAAATTATCTCAGCAAATAATGCCGCAGCATGTCTAGATGAAAAATGGGTGAAGGAATACAAAAATATTCCACAACAATTAGTAAATACACAAGCCAACATATCGCCAAATGAAATGTTAGAACGACAAAAAATTGCCGAAGAAGCGAAAGCTAACGCGGACTATATAAAGACAATTTTAGGAGGAATTCATTCATGAAAATGAAAAATAAATTTCGATTAGCTATTGGTAACTTGCAACACTTTTCAAAGAATACATTATTTGAATTAAAACAAAATCTATCTACTATTGGTCAACAATTACAAAAAGTAGAGAGTGAGCTTTCACAGAATGCGATTGATCCATCCGCAACTATGGAAAGTCTTAAAGCCTTACAACAATCCAAGCAAGATCTTCAAATGCGCTTTAATGTAATTAAAGAACAACATGACACGATGGAAGCTGAACAAAAAGCGCAATTTCAAACTCAAACTGGTTTGCAATCTATTGAAGATCCAAAACAAAAGGTAGTTGCAGCGAAAGCAGAATTGGTTCGAGCTACAATTCGTGGAGGTACCTTGTCACAAGAAGCACGAGCAGCTCTTGGTGATAAAAATTCAACAGGTGGCGAAAAGATTCTTCCAACTACAATGACAAATGAATTATTGCATGAACCATTTGTCAAAAACCCATTAAGAGACGTATCTACATTTACAAGTGTAACAAACCTTGAAATCCCTAAAGTTACTTTTACATTAGATGATGATGATTTTATTGCTGATACAGCAACAGCAAAAGAATTAAAAGCGGAAGGTGATGTTGTAACCTTCGGACGTAATAAATTTAAGGTGTTTGTACCTATTTCAGAGACTGTTTTAGCAGCAACTGATACAAACTTAGTACAAACTGTAGATCAAGCGTTAGAAAGTGGTTTAGCAGCAAAAGAGAAGAAAGTAGCATTTGCTACAACGCCTAAAGCTGGAGAAGAATCTATGTCATTCTATAAAGCTGGCATTAAGTCAGTTAAAGGCGCAACTTTATATAAAGCTATTAAGTCAGCAGTTGCAGATTTACATGAAGATTTTCGTGAAAATGCGACTATTGAAATGCGATACACAGATTATCTAGAAATAATTGAGACACTTGCTAATGGTAGTGCAACTTTATATAATGCTCAACCAGAACAAGTTTTAGGGAAGCCAGTTAAGTTCTGTGATTCAGCAGTGAATCCAGTTGTTGGTGATTTCCGATATTCTCACTTCAACTACGATCCAAATATGATTTATGATCGTGACAAAGATGTAAAAACAGGTATTGAACTATTTGTTTTAACAGCTTGGTTTGACCATAAAATTAAACTGAAATCAGCATTCCGTATCGCTGAAGTGCAGACTACACCCTAATCCTCCCCAAGGACCAACAGGGTTAAAAGTTGATTCTACAACAGTAACAACGACCAACATTAGTTGGTCTCCTGTTGTGTATGATGGGGGCATTAAAGAGTATCAAATACTTCGCAATGGAAAACAAGTAGGGACATCAGTAACAGCGACCTATAAAGACACAGGTCTAACTGGTGATACAACATATTCTTATCAAGTGAAAGCAGTTGGAAATAACGGATTAAATTCTCCGTTAAGCGTTGAATTATCAGCGAAAACCAATGCTTCAGGATCATAGGTGATTATATGTTAGAGCTATTAAAAAGAAAAATGAAAATCGATGGAGATGAAGAGGATACAGATATTCAACTTCTAATCGATGGAGCAAAAGAATCCTTATTACAATCGGGTGTTCCTGAAAGTGAAAAGGCACTATATAAAATCGCGGTAATAACGCATGTTTTATTAAATTATGAGAATCAAGATAAATCATTAAATGTCCCTGCATTAAAGCAGTCTCTAGAAACCACGATATTACAATTAAGGGATTACAATTGCGGTGATAACCAATGAATCCAAGTAAATTAAATAAACGAATCATATTAGAACGAAAATCATCAGAAACAAAAGATGAGGAAGGGAACGCTATTCCATCTGAATGGAAAGAATTCGTTAAGGTGTGGGCAGAGGCTAAAACGCCATTTGGTACAGGATTTAGATCAGAAATATTTCAAGGGAATGCAGAGTTTGTTATTAAATTGATAAATTTTACAATTCGATATCGAAAAGGCATCAATTCAGCAATGCGTGCAAGGTATGATGGCAAGCTATATGAGATTAAGTCAGTTATTGATATCGACGAACAACATAAGGAAATGTGCTTAATTTGTGAGGAGCGATCCAATTGGCAGAATTAGAGGTCTTCGGTATAGAAGAATGGATTCGTGAATTAGAGGGTTTAGGTCAAGATGTCCCTAAAATTACAAAAGAAGCATTAAAAGCGGGTGCGGGAGTATTTAAGCAGAAGCTAGAGTTTAATTCTCCTGTAGGACCTGAACCAAATACACCAACACCAAAGCAACCGTGGTGGGATGGGAAACATGCTAAAAATGCTATCGAAGAGGGAAGAGTCGTAAAAAAAGGCGGCTCTTATTTCGTTGAAATAGGATGGGATAAAGCAGATCGATCACCTCATTTCTACATGAAGTTTCAAAATTGGGGAACTAGTAGAAATCCTAATCCTCCACATAAAGGCTTTGTAGAGAAAACATTGGTTCAGAGTGAAAAAGAGGTGTTGCAAGCAATGGAACGAGAATTTATGCGTAGGATCACAGGACGATGAAGAACTTCAATAAAGATGTGTTCGATGTATTACGTACAGATGCAGTTATTAAATCGGAGTTAGGTGGAGAATTCATATATCAGTTTGTAAAAGGTAACGACAATACACCTATATGGATTACATTTTCTGAATTAAATACATCTCCAGGAATGTATGCGGAGAATGAGGAAACAACCTCAAACGTTATGTATCAAGTTGATATATGGTCAATGTCACCAATTAAATCACAATTAAAAACCGCAGTTCAGGCAGCTATGAAAAAGCTGTCTTTTCAGCGTTTAAGCACCTATCCAGATTACGAAATGGATACAAAAATTTATCGGTATGGTTTTCGTTTTGTAACGGAAGTCATAAATTAGGGAGGATAAAAAATGATTATTGATTTTAGGGATTTACATTATGCAATTTTAACTGAAACGCCAGATGGTAAATATACTTACACTACACCGAAAAGAATCGGTAAAACAGTTAGTGGTAAAGCTTCACCTAAGGCAGAAGGAGCAACTTTTTATGCAGAAGGTGGACCAGCAGCAACAGCTAGTGCATTCGGTGGTACTGAAATCGAGTTAGAAGTTGATAAGTTGTCTTTAACGGTTTACGCGGAATTATTAGGTAAAAAGGTTGTAAAGGGTCAAGTGGTTGATAATACAAGTGATGTTCCCCCTTATGTAGCATTGTTATATCGTTTGCCATACGACAATGGAAAAAACCTATATGTATGTTATTACAAAATGAAGTTTGAACTTCCAAGTGATGAACACAAAACAGCAGAAGACAAACCAACATTCCAAAGCGCAAAAATTAAAGGTAAAGCAATTCAACGAGCGGATGGTAACTGGAGACATCGATTAGATGAAGAAGAAGTTGGATTTGATGCAACGGTTGCATCAAATTGGTTCAAAGCAGTGCCAACCCCACCTGTTGCGACGCCACCAGCAGGTTAATTAAGAATAATGATTGAAGGGGATGGTAAATGCCATCCCTATTTTATTTCTAGGAGGAATTTATTTATGAAAATTACATTGCAAAATGCAGAAGGTCAAAAAGATTTTTATTTACCGCAGTTTATTCCGGGTTCAGCAACTTTTGAAGCATCTACATTAGCGGACGAATTACAAGCAGAACTTATACCAAAAGAAACTATTGAAAGAGCAGCTAATTTCATTGCTAAAGTGTATGGTAATCAATTTACGGCGCAGGAGTTCGTTGATGGTACGCATGTATGGTTTTTATCTCTTACAATACATTCTATTTGTTTAACAATTATGGGGCGGTTAAATGAAGCAATAACGGTAATGGAAACGGTAGAAGATGCGAAAAAAAAGTTGATGGAACAGCTAGAGATGAAACCGAAAAGAAAACAATCAAGTATCGAGACATCGTAATCGATATATACAACGTACTTATGGATGCAGGAATGACACAAAATCAAATTAACGAAATGGATATTGCGTTTTACTTTACCTGTTTGGCTAAAAAACAAAAGACAAATCGAGTGACAACAGCAAATCAAGCACCAGCATGGTTGTAAAGGTAGGTGAGAATTGAATGACATTAGGTAATAATACAATAGGTGGTCGCGTCCGGTTGGACACAGATCAGTTTGAAAATGGAATTGCAGGTATAAATCGAAGTCTGAAACGAATTGATGCAGAGTTTAGAAATACTTCAGAACAGTTACGTGGCGTTGGCTCTGAGATGGATCAGCTGGAGAATAAGACAAATCATTTAAATCAAAAGATTGAAGCGCAAACGCAAAAAATGAAGCATTATGAGCAAGCTTTAAGGACTTCACAGCAAAAACAACAAGAAATGCGCCAAAAGTGTGAGCAATTAGCTACATCAATGCAACAATTGGAACAAGAAATACAGCAAAGTACACAAGCATATGGGAAAAATGCGCAAGAGACAAAAGATTTACAAGCTCAATATAATCAACTACAGCAAGAATATAAACAGGGTACACAATCTTTACAACGATTAACAGCACAAGTTTCTCGGAATGACACAGCCTTTAATAACGCTTCAGCAGCTTTACATCGTTATCGTAATGAATTAGGTGACACCCAAGAAAGAATGGAACAGTTGGGCAACGCTTCTGGAAGAATACGAGAGCGCATGAACGAAGTTGGAAACACAATGCAGGATACCGGCTCAAGAATTAGTCAAGGATTTGGAGCGGCAGCAGTTGGTGTAGCAGCAGGTGTTGGTGCATTAGTAGTAAATGCAGGTCAATTTGAAGAAGCGAATAAAAAAGTACAGGCTGGTTTAGGATTAACGAGAGAAGAAAGTTTAAAAGTTAGTGCTGTAGCAAAAGAAGTATGGCGTGAAGGATATGGTGAGGATTTAGCTGGTGTCAGCGATTCTTTAGTTAAAGTAAAGCGTAATATTAAAGATATTAACGATGATGAAACCTTAAAACAAGTAACTCGAGACAGTGAAATCTTAGCGGAAACAATGGAGTCGGATGTAAACGAGGTTACTCGTGGCGCGGCTCAATTAATGGGCCGTTTTGGCTTATCTGGTCAACAGGCATTCGATTTATTAGCACAAGGATCGGCTAAAGGATTAAATTATTCAAATGAGTTATTTGATAATTTGAGTGAATATGGTCCTTTATTCCACGAAATGGGCTTTAGTGCTGATGAAATGTTTACGATTCTGATTAACGGTAGTAAAAATGGCGCTTATAATCTCGACTATGTAAATGATGTAATGAAAGAGTTTGGTATCCGTGTTAAAGATGGTAGTAAGTCCACAACAGAAGCGATGGGCCAAATGAGTAAGGAAACACAAAAAGTTTGGCAAGCAATGTTAGAAGGGAAAGCTACTTCAAAAGATGTCTTCAATGCCGTTTTAAATGAGTTACGAACAACTGATGATCAAATTAAAGTAAATCAGTTAGGCGTGGCACTTTTTGGTGTGAAATGGGAAGATCTCGAAGCCACTACTATGTTATCTCTAAACAATATGGAAACGGGCTTAGGAAACTATAGTGGTGCAATGAATAAAATGGTTGACGGTTATGATACAAGTGCAAAGCAATGGAAATCTGTAACTAGAGAATTACAAATTGCACTAGAACCACTTGGTAAGGTGATTCTAGATATTGCTAAACAAGCTATACCGGAACTAAAAGAATCAATTAAAGGTGTAGCAGATTGGTTTAACGGATTAGATGATAGTACAAAAAAAGTATATGGTACATCATTATTATTAGCTCCAGCAGTATTAGGGGTAGTAAGTGCCCTTGGAATGCTTTCTTTTGCTGTAGGTGCAATTATAGCGAACCCGATTGTTGCAACAATTGGTGGCGTTGTAATTGGATTAGGAGCATTAGGATTTGCTTTTGCTGAAGCTGGTAAAAAAGCAAAACAAGCAGAAGAAGATAGCAGGAAATACGGCGAGGGTGTAAGCGAAGGTACAAAAAAAGCAATTGAAGGATACGTAAATCTAAAAGAAAAGGCTTTTAAGACGTTAGATGAAATCCCAGTGCTTACTGGAGAGAAAGCAAAAGAAGCTGTACAACGTGCTCATGATGAGTTTGGAAAGTTAGCAGATGAAGCCATCCAAGCGATTAATAAAGATAGAGGGAGACTTCAGGCGCATTTAGATAGCTGGTTTTCTGGTGAAACAGATTCAGCGGTATTAAGAGCGAAAGACAAAATTCTTAATGATCAAATGGAAGTATTCAAAGCGCAAGAAGAAGCAGTTATCAAAGCGAATGAGAAAATTCAGAGCTTACTCACACAATATAATGGACAGATATATAAGATGACTGCAGCTGATAAGTCGGTTTTTCTGACAGCTTTAAAAGCTATCGATAGTGAAGTAGGAAAAGCAGCTTCAAAAAGCGTAGATGAGATTCAAAAAATAGGTAAAGCAATGGATAACTTCAACAGCAATACTTCTGTTGAAACAATCCAAGGTAAAGTAAAAGATTTAGGTTCTGAATATAAAAAATTAACGAACGAGTTAGATAAGGCTAGACAGAAAGAAATAGAATTTGCAAAAAGTAAAATAGCTGATACTAAAGGGCAAGAGATTGCGATTGCACAAATTAATAAAAAATACTCTGATCAGTCTATTTTAATAACAGAAGGATATAAACAACAACTTCAACAAGCGCAGGAAGTGTTAAAGTCCAAGGGTATTGAAATGGATTTAACAACGGGTATTACGAAAGCTGAAACTGAAAAAATTAAAATTCAAGGTCGAGGATTTGGCGAATACGTAAAGAATTCAGAAATAATCGAGAGTACGAATGAAAATTTATTTAAAAGGCTTCAAGATAGAGCCGCAAAAGAATCTGATTTACGTAAGAAAAGTGCTGACGAGGTAAAAAGATATGGTGAGGCACTAATTGCCAATTCTAATACTGTTTATGATAGTCTTTTTCAATCAACCCGTGAAAAGGCTGTGCAAGTTGGTAGTGATATTGCTTATGCATTAGAAGATGGTACAAAGGCTGTTAATTTAGGGGAAAAAGGCGTAGTAAAGGTCGAAGAGTTTGTTGATGGTATAAAAACAGGGAAATATAAGGTTCAGGATGTAGCGGTTGCACTTATAAATACAATGCGTGTAGAGATGGGGAGTAAACCATTAACTGCAGAGGGTATTAAAGTGATGACTACGTTTGCGGATGGATTAAAGCAGATGAATGTTACAGATATCGCAACAAAATTAAACCTGGATCTTAAAAAGAATTTAGAAATTGATTTGGGTCCACTCGGTAAAATGACATCAACACAATTTGTAAATGGTTTGAAAGAAGGCACAGTTGGTATTGACGCTGTGTTTATTTATTTTCAACAACATTTATCTAAATTAACAGCTACTGATTTATCTCAAGACGGAACCAAAATCATGTCTACTTTAAAAACAGGCATGGAAATGGGCTTCATTGGTGTTGAAGATGTCTTGAGACAACTTGGTGTAAGCATGGATGATAAAACAAAATATAATCTTCAAGGTAATGGTGAAGTTACCATTGCTTCCCTTGTGCAAGGGTTGCAGACAGGGCAATTTAATATAGATCAAGCTCTTGAAGTTATTCGCCAAATGGTTGTGCAAAAAACAAATGTCGATACGACTCAACAAGGTGCGAATATTTCGCAAACAACAGCCGATGGAATTCGCCAAAATGGTAGTCAACCTGTACAAGCAGCTAACGAAGTGAAACAAGGTGTGGAGCAAACGCTTGGTTCTACCACAGACGGAAATGGCGGAGCAATGTCCACGGTTTTAATGAGACAATTCATGGCTCAAAACAAACCTAGTATTGTTGGCGAAGCAACAGGTATAAAACAAGGGGTCGAGCAACAATTAGGAAGTACTACTGATAACAACGGTGGTAACAATTCTACATCTATGATGAGGAATGCTATCGCTAACAATCAAGGTAATGTGAACGGGGCAGCATCAGGTGTAAAACAAAGTGTAGAAAATACATTGGGTGCAACTACAGATGGAAATGGTGGAGCTTCTTCTACCCTCATTATGCAGCGATTGATTAATGGGAATAGAGGGACTGTAGTTAATGCGGCAGCAGGTGTGAAATCAGGTGTAGAAAGTACTTTAGGAAGTGCAACAGATGGTGGTGGTGGAGATAAGGCTGGTAATAAATTTGCCAATGATTTAGGTTCTAAGCGCGGAGCAGCACAAGGAAGCGGGGCGAGTGTTGCTGGTGGAGGTTTAGATGGGCTAGGTTCAATCGTCGCAAATTCAGTTGGTCTTTCCTTTGCGAAAGGGTTTGCCTTCGGTATGGACGGTGCATTTTCTCAAGTAAGAGCGAAAGCAGCATCATTGGCAAGCGCAGCATTCAATGCATTAACAGCTACACTTAATGTAAACTCTCCATCGAAGCTTACAAGGGATAAGGGGGGTATGCCATTTGGTGAGGGGTTTGCGGTTGGGATTGGTAAGTCAGCTTATATGGCTGAAAATGAAAGCCGTACTCTTGGGACAAGTGCTTATAAATCCCTTGTAAATACGCTAAAATCTAAGAATTTAGCATTTGCAGGTGTTCAAATGGCGCAAGGACTTGCAGCCGGGATTAAGAGTCAATATTCTGTAGTACGAGATGCCTTGCAGGGTTCTGTTACAGAGGCAATCGATGGCATTCGTTCTATTAAGCCAGAAGAAGTGTTTAGTTTTAAAGGGGATGATCCATTAACAAAGTATTTTAATGCAATCTTTGAGGATGGAGATTGGCAAAACGATTGGATAACACATATCCCAGAGAATATGCGTGATATGGTTAGAGAAATCGGACGTCAAATGGAACGTTTTGAAGGACTTTCAATTTATGATGTTGGTAATCTTTCTAGATGGAGAGAAGTGTTATCGGATAATCCTAATGTCATTCAGTATAGACCAGATAACGATAATCCGAATAAACAGCCTTATAGGTCATATACAGAAAAGGACCTCAAACAGCAAAGACCGTTACAAATTGTAATAGATAGAATGGTTCTTGCAGAATTATTAATATCTCCATTGGAGCTATTGCAAGGACAGAAATTCGAGACAGATTTATACAATGCAGGGGTGAGACGATGACGAATCAAACTCTTACAATTATTCAGGAAGATGGTTCTAAGTTTGTTATTTCATCTAATGACAAACTTACTGTTTTAAACTTTCTTCCTAATTCTCCTTTCTATAACACTGGATACGAAAAGTTAGATGGGAGACATGGAGAAATTGATTTAGGTGGAAGTTTTAATTCAAGGGATGATATAAAATCTTTATTTCTCGCAGAACCACATGGGATAGATGACTTTTATAAAGTTCGTAATTTTATGTTCCGTCTTTTTGCTTCGCAATCTCCGTTTTATATTGTTTCAAATAGAGAGCCTGAAAAGCGTTGGAAAGTACGAGTATCAAGTAAGTATGAAGTAGAACCACAGGCGAACGGAAACTACAGCCTTATAGAAATTCAGTATAAGTCAGCGAATGCTTTTGCTGAGTCCGTACAATCGACGTTAGAAAAGATGCAAACAGAGTATACAAAAACAACAGCTACATTCTCTATTGATAATAAAGGTGATGTAGAAATTGATCCAAGGCAGATGCCTTTACGAATTACCTTTAAAGGGGCTTCTGAGAATCTTAAGATTAAAAACAAAACAACGAAAGAAGAATGGATTTATACTGGCACAACAACGGATAAAGATACAATTGTTATAGATCAAGTGAGAAGTACGAAAAATAGTTTGCCCATCGTTCGGGATACAAATAAAAAAGTAATAACTTTACAGACAGGAATAAATGAATTTGAAATCACAGGCGCTAAAGGCGCTTTTTCTATTTCATTTGATTTTCGGTTTCAATATCTGTAGAGAGGAGGTGCGAGTTTGAATGTAGTTACAGTAACAGATATAGCAGGAAATACAGAGATACTAACAGGGTTTCCAACTATCACTAGAGTTCGTAGGGTGAATGGGGAAAAAGGAATCAGTTTTATAGTATATCCTACAGTAGAAAATACACATTCTTTTCCATTGGTACAAGAAGAAAGCAAAATTGAATTTGATGGTGAAGTTTATATAGTAAAGCATTTAACGGAGAGAACTATAGAAAGTAAGTTTTACAAAAGAGTTGAATGCGTTCATGAATTTTACGTAAATATGCTGAATAAACAACAGTACAAAGTTCACAATGGCAGTATGACGTTTCGTGACGCGGTTGATTTTGTATTTGAAGGAACAGGGTATCAAACAGCAATTATTGATCCGTTTTATGCGGAAGACTTTCAAGAGTTTGGTAAAGAGAATCGATTGGCGTTACTAAAAAAGATGTTAGAACGCTATAAGGCAGAAATATCCGTGCGTGGAAACCTCGCGAGTTTTAAAGAAAAAATAGGGGAAGATACAGATTTTCAATTTCGATACAATTATAATATCAAAACATTCGAGCGTGATATTGATACAAAACCCCTTGCAACTTATATTCGTGGATATGGTAAAGACGGATTAGAGAGAGAATACACCAGTCCGAATGTACATAAATTCGGGCTAAATGAAGCTGATTCAATAGATGATGAACGATATACAACTATAGAAGGGTTAGATAAGGCATTAAAAGAAAACCTACAGGACACGCCAGTTGTCAGTATGACAATTGACTTTATAGATTTGAGAAAAGCCGGATACCCTTACAATGTTCCGAATGAAGGGGATCGGGTTCTTTTAATTTATGAGCCAATGAATATTGATATTGAAACCAGAATTATGGAGATTGAGGAAGTATTTAATGCGAAGTTAGAGCCAATTGCATGCAGGGTTACACTAGCTAACTATAAAAAATCTTTTGGTGGGACACTTTTTCAAACCGTACAGAAGGCAATGAGTGGCATTGTAAATGAAGATGGAAAAATTAAATACAATGCCTTAGATGAAGGAGTTAAACGTGCGAGTGAAGCGATTAAGAATGCTCAAACTGAATTAACATTTGAGAACGGTATACTTGCTATTAATCCTGAGGACCGCAATAACCTTGTTGCTCTGAACAGCGCTGGGCTGGGTGTTAGTCAAGATGGTGGGAGAACCTTTAAGGAAGCTCTTACTTATAAAGGGTTTGTTGCTTCAGTAGGTGTTGTCGGTCAATTTGAAGCAAATAACATTAAAGTTGGACCAGGTACATTTTTTGAAGAAGGTTATAATCCTTTTGAAGTTTCTAATAGACTAGATACTTTGATTGACAACTTATCAGAAGATAACGTAATTACAGTTATTGAAAAACAATTTCTAAGTGCAGAGTGGGTAAAAATTCAGAATGAGTTTAGTTCCACCATGCAGATTGCGGCAGGGTATTGGAAACCGGAAGAAAAGATTTTCGAAAGAGATATGTATACACAAAGATATGAAGAACTGAAGAACTTTTTAACCGTTGAACATGATGAAAATAATAAGGCAGCCATTTTATCCCCGAGTAATATGATAAAAGATTCAGTTATCAATGGTGACAGATATAAAAGTTGTTTAACGAACTACTTTGAATCTAGGAATAAGATGAATGAGTTAATCATGTTTCGTACAAAAGAGATTGCTGATACGGCTCAAAAAAATGTAGATGAAGTAACGAATCATATTGTATATAAAGTTGAGATTCGAAGTACAAACGGAACTACATTTAAGAACGGTCAAATTAGTACAGAACTTGAAGCGCGTGTGTATCATGGAGCAACAGATGTTACGGATATAACTAATTTTATATATAAATGGACAAGGAAATCCGCTGATTCGTTAGGTGATACCACATGGAATAAAACACATGAAAACGCTGGTAATAAAGTCGCTATTACAAATTTAGATGTAAATATACGAGCTACATTTGCATGTGAAATAAGGAAATTATAACCGGAAGGAAGATGAAGAATGGCAGTTTTAGCAAGTGGTCAAATTACTTTAATTGATTTGAACGATGCAAAAAGTTTAACGGGGTACATTGGATCAAATCAGGCGAAAGTACAAATTTTCAACCCAAATGGAAATACGTATACGCCTAACTGGACAACAAATAATATGATATTAACTCCCTCTCTATTTGTATCAGGTACAGCAACCGATATTATCGGACAAGCAAAGAGCATCACATGGTATGAACAAGGTAACAACACGCCAATTGCAAATGATACAAATTATTCAATTGGTACTGGAGTTGGAAAACCACTCACAATTAAGGCGAATATTTTAGCGTCTAAGAATCAGCAAGTATATCTCTGTGAAGTGGTATGGACTGATCCATCAACAGGATTGGATATCACATCCAAACTGGATATTGAATTAGTCAAGGTGACGAACGGAACGAATGGAGCAAATGGTAGCAATGGTGCGAACGGTCAAAACGCTATTGCTGCATATGTATGGGCGCCAAATGGGAACATTTTTAGAAATAGCGCAGGTAGTCTTATCGCAGAATGTGATGTGTTTAATGGCTCTACGCAGCAAACAACAGGTGTTACGTATCAATGGTATAAACAAGATGCTTCCGTTTCTACGGATCAAGGCGGAGGTGTTGGATGGTTAAAACTTACTTCCACAGCAACAGGCGGAGGAACAAGCGGACATACTACTGATAAATTATCAATTCCAGCCGGAGCTGTAGCAGGGATGGCATCTTTTAAATGTATTGCCACTTATAGTTCTAAAACGTATGTAGATGTTGTTACCTTTGCAGACCAAACAGACCCATTGCAAGTAACACCAATAGCACTTACAGGAAACGTTTTTAAAAACGGACAAGGTATGGTACAAGCTATTGCGAAAGTGTACCAAGCCGGAGCAGAAGTAGATGCAGCCGGAACAAAATATCAATACAAATGGTACTTATATAATGCAGGTGGAACGATGGTTCCAAATTGGGGCGGAACAACAAATTACAAAACAGGAAAAACACTTACGGTGCAAGCTTCAGAAATCACTGGTAAAGGCACTGTAATTTGTGAGATTGAGTAGGTGATGGTGTGCCAAAAGCAACAGGTTTTTTAACGTTAATTGATTTAAACGATGCACTAATTAGTGGTTCAGCTCCTAGTAATCCAACTACAGGAACACTATGGATAGATTCGTCTGTTAAACCCAACGTTATGAAAATGTGGGATGGGAAGAGTTGGGTAGTTCAATCCCTAGACTTAGCATCTTTAGATAAGGATGCAAATGACAAAATCGAAAATGCAGCTACTACTCTTTCAAACCTTGCTGACGATTCGAAAATTGATATTACAGAAAGAAGTTATGTGAAAGATAAACTAGCAAATATAATTGGATCTGTTTTGCCTGATACAGCAAACACCTTGCCAGTCGCTACCGCTTTAGACAGTGGAGGTAAAGGTGAGTTCTCCTCTGTCCGAAAACAGGCTACCAATATAGGAATACCAACTTCAGATACGAACTATATATCCGTAGCAACTCAATACACAAATTTAAAAACGTATTTAGAAGGCCTTACACCAATTGATGCATGGGATACATCTATCGGTAACAAAGACAAGGTTATCCCAATCAATCCTACCGTATGGCGTGATACATGGCTTAAATACTATCAAGCTATAGACGTACTAAGTGAAGCTATCCAAGCAAAAGCGAAAAATAATGTGGATGAGCAAACCGCTGGTGGTGGTAACATGTTAAAAAATACAGCGGACTTTATTGCGAATCGACTGTGGGGAGACAATGGACAAGGTGGCGGTGTTCCAGATAGTTCACTCTTATATAACGGAAAGAGAACATTAAGGGTTCCTATGCCACAAGGGGTTAAGTACCTTGAACCGAATATACCTTTAAAAAGAAATACCTATTATACCTATTCTACAATGGCATACGGTTCAGCAGCAGGAAATGGAACAACGATAACTCCACTTCATTTTTGGGCACATACAGCAAAAGATACAGCTGGACAAATGGTTGAAATTATTAAGTATGATCAATCATTCTTATCAAAACAGTGGAAAAGGTTATACGTCACTTTTTTAACACCGAAAGATAAGGATTTATATTTTTCTCCTTATATTTTTAATGGGATGGCAACCGGTACATTAAATGTAATTGAGATGGCATTTCAAGAGGGTAGTATAGTAACGGGCTGGACAGAAAATCCGGATGAAGTACGAGAGAAGATTGAAAAGATTCAAACCGATTTACGTCTCACAAGCCCGCTTCCAACGACAATCACCTTAGATTCAAATGGGATCACAGCAAATACAGGGAAATCAGATTCTTTTGCAAGAATGGACTATCGCGGTATTTATGCGAAAAAGGGTGCTGTACACATAGAACGAGAAGATGGTTACAATTTAATCATAAATGGGATAGCTAACTTTGATATGAATGTTAGTTCTCATGAACCGCCGTTTATGTCACCAGGTGTGAATTATAGCGCCTATTGGTATGCAACACGTAATACAACATGGTCGAATTGTAATTACTTCACTTTAAAACATACAGGTAGATATTTAGTTTTTGCGTTGAGTCTTGCAATTGATCCGGGTTCATCGGCACAAGTAAAAATAACCGATGTAGACGGAAAGGACTTATGGTACACCATGCATAGCAAAACGATTGCTGATGATTATTATGTAAATGCAATGGTTGATATTGGAGTACCAACAGGAAATATGAAGTATATCTATTTGAAATTAGCATCCAATAGTGCCAATCATACCGCCTATGCAAGGTTATTAAGTGCGTGGCAAGAAAGGTGATGAAAATGGAAATTAAAGAAAAATATGAACTGTATGAACGATATAAAACATGTATGTACTGTGATTCAGACGAAGCAGGGAATATAACACGGTTAGAATGTGGGCAACATATTATACCGAGTAGTGATTATATACATTTCTTTCGAGTTGATCGCTATGTAACTGACACGGTACAAAACTATAAGGTTGTCTGGAATGGAAGAGTTGCAGAGTTACAGGCAATTGATTTAGAACTAGAAGAGAAAGTAAAGAAAATATATTTCGCACCTACAAAAGAAGAATTAGAACAAAAAAGAGCGGAAACGGAAGCATTACTCAAATTACTTGAAGAACAACTAGCATCACAAAAAGTCGCGCCAATCGAAAAAGAATAAGCCAAAGAGGGACAGTCAAATATGTCGCTTTTTTATTTTGTATAAAATACGGCTTTGAGTAAAAATTCAATTCATAGATCAAGAGGAGTGATTTCGCTTCTCTTTTTATTTTGAGGAGATGATCAGTGTGAAACGAATAGTAGACCAAGCAATTTATGAAAAGCATGTTAGCCAAGAAAATAAAAACCTAGTTAAAGATTTTCTTATTGAAAAGAAAGCACAAGGGAAAGCGGCAAGCACTTTACAGCAATATCATTGGGATTTACGAATTATTTTGTTTCTAATACACCAACACTTCGAAAATAAAAATCTTATTGAATTAACACGTAAAGACATTCGAAACTTGTCTATTATTTTTCAAGAGATGGGAATGTCTAATGCACGTGTCAATGGATTGATGAGTGCTTTACGTTCAGCACTGGAGTTCTGTGCGGATGATGATGACTATGATTATGAATTTAATGTAGGTTCACGGGTACGTGGTTTACCTAAGAATCCAATTAGAGAAATTACATTTATTACTGATGACCAAATTAATTGGTTAATTGATGAATTACTTGAACAAGAGAAATATATGTTAGCAACTTATTTAGCACTTTCTTACTACAGTGCAGCAAGGAAGAATGAAGTTTACCAAGTTCAAAAAGAAGGACTAACAGAACGATATTATACGAATGTTGTCCGTGGTAAACGTGGAAAGAAATTCAGATTGTATTACAACCCCCGAGTACAAAAATGTATTCGTTTATATATAGATCAAAGAGGCAAAGATGCTATTCCAGATTTATTTGTAAGAGTTTATAAGAATGGTGGTCGAAAACTTTTAAATAAGAGCGTATTTAATTACTGGTGTAAGATGTTTGCTAAGATGCTGTACGAAAAAGAAGGTAAGGAAATTAAAATTAACCCTCACTGTTTCCGTCATAGCAGATTAGATAATTTAAAAGTACAAGGTGTTCCACTTGAAAAGTTAAAATCGCTTGCTAACCATTCTGATATTTCAACTACTGAATCTTATTTGAAGGATAGAAGTGAAGAAGATATTGCAGAAATATTTGGAATGGACCCAAGTTATTTCGCAGCGTAAAGAGGCATAATTATGCTTCTTTTTATTTTGAAATGGGGTGATTGAAGTGGAAGGATTACAAGATGTAAGAAACGATGTACAAGAAATGAAGCAAGAAATTAAAGAAATAAGGTTTGATATCAAAAGTTTGGAAATGCGTACAACAGGCAATGAGAAAGATATTGATAATATTAACAAACAACTAGATAAAATCAGCGCAAACACCACTTGGATTTTGCGTCTTATTGTCGGCGGAATTATTGGGGCAGCACTTACCTTCTTCTTGAAGGGGGGTGCTATGTAATGGTTAGTTTAGCCGTAATGATTGGAATTATCGTTGGTCTTTCGCAAATCTCAAAAACAATAGGATTACAAAAAAAATACGTTCCGTTATTAAATTTAACGCTTGGCATTGTGCTAGGCGTTTTATTTTTGGACGGAGATATCAAAACAAATGTATTTCAAGGAATCATCATTGGGTTGTCCGCAAGTGGATTATTTGACCACACAAAAATTATAAAAAAGGATGTTGATGCTAAATGAAAAAGACAATGAAACATATTACCTCGTTTCTTATGATTTTAGTACTTGCTAGTTCTTTTGCTACAAGTGCTTTCGCTGATAGAACACTTATTATTCCTGATTTACCGAAACAACCATACCGTAATGGTGTAGGTGCATATGAAGGTGTTGTGGCCCATAGTACAGCAACTCCAGAAGCGCCAGCTATTAATATCCAAAAATACGAGTCTCGTACATGGAGAAACGCATTCGTTCATTATGCAGTTGATTGGAATGAAACAATCCAAATTGCTGATACAAAGTACATTGCTTATGGTGGTGGACCAGGAGCAAATAAACGCTTTGTACATGTTGAACTTTGCGAAACAGCAGATTACGATAAATTCAAACGCAGCTATGATAAATACGTGAAGTTGCTTGCTAAAATCCTACGTGATCGTGGTTTATCTGTGGAAAAAGGATTATGGACTCACTATGATGTAACAAAATACCTTGGTGGAACAGATCATGAAGATCCACTTGACTACTTAAAGTCTCATGGCGTTTCAGAAGCTCAATTTAGAGCAGATGTGCAACGCGCATACAATAATTCTAGTGTGGATGTTTCTGTTCCAGATAAGCCATCTAAACCAGCAGAAGTACCGACAGCTGTAACAGATGGAATTGCTTATATTGAAGGCTACAACGTTAATTTACGTAAAGGACCAGATACAAGCTATTCTAAGATTCGTCAATTAAATAAACCAGAATCTTATGTTGTATGGGCTGAAAAGGATGGATGGTTAAATCTTGGTGGAGAGCAGTGGATTAAGAACGATCCATCTTATGTGAAGTTTAATAAGAAAAGTACAGTAGATTCATCTATTGTAGGGAAGCGCGTTGTTTCAAAAGTTAACAATCTACGTTTCTATGATGCTCCATCTTGGCAGGATAAAGATGTTGCTGGTTCTGTAGATGCAGGATTAGGATTTACGATTGATGCGAAGGTAAGTGTAAATGGATCACCACAATATAAAGTTCACAATAGTAAAGGCAAAACATACTATGTAACAGCAAATGAAGCCTATGTGTATGTGAAGTAAATAAAAGGGAGAAGAACAAAAGACGATTCCTATTTAGAATCGTCTTTTGTTTCTATTTCTGTAAATCGTTTAATTATCTTTCCATCACGTTCAATTGTTTCAAAAAACATCTCATAAGGTCTCGCGAAAATAGTACCAGACTCATTTTGATATATGACAAGTGTTTCATTTGTTTCTGAATGCTGTGCTGTGCATATCATTTTGTAAATAGCACCTTTAAAGTGTTTGAATGTTCTCATGATGATCCTCCTGTTAATCCTTGAAAATCGGATATAATTGTACAGCTAAAAGGACAAGTGCACATACGGTAATATACCCCAAGTTTTCTAAATTAACAGCATGAGCAAGTCCTGTGCTTGCGATGATTGTTAAAATAGCCGTGAAAATATGTAGCTTCTTGGCTTTTTTTCGTTCAGGAGAATTTTCAGTGACTTCTGTTAGAAAAACATCCAAAATTTGTTGTACCTTGGATTCAATCATTTCTCTTGCAAAATCTAGAATTCTTAATTTTTCTTCAGCTGGAGTAGTCGAGTAATTTACATCTAAATATTGGCGCAAGGTTTCTTCTTCCACATGCCTTTGTACAATAGCTCGCAAGTTATTCATTGTTTAAACTATTATACTCCTTACGTAACATGTCAGCTATTTCTTTAGCCGCCTCGTTTATATGAGACATTAAGTGATCCCCAAGCCCTTTAGCAGTTTCAAGAGATACATTACTTACTCCTCTGTCTGTAAGAAAACTTTGAATTTCACTGTCAAGGTGCAATTTAGATGTATTTACATTTTCAGATTGATAATAAACAGTATTACTTTGTTTATTATAAGGTTTTAGAGCTTCAGAAGTTAACTTGATTAGTGCCAATTGACAAAATTTAATTCCAGGTGTTAATCGTATAGGAACTGAAGAATGATTTATAGCTAAAAAACTTAATCTTCCTTCATATCCTGGATTCATGTAACTAGCTGGACTAATCATAAAACCAAGCAATTTGACACTGTACCGTTCTAAAATTTGAGCCGCCATATTTGTCGGGATTTTAAAATATTCATTTGTTTGGACTAATATGGATTGGTTGGGTTTCAAATAGAATTCCTCAGTTCTAATATCAACTTCTTTATAAAATTCTATAGGAACTTCAGCACCTAATATTATAGGATCTTGTGACTCATAGACTTTTACATGATTATTTAAAGTTAAATTGATAGTTGCACCTTCGCAATTTTCTGGGATGTAGGGTTTAATTAAGTCGGTATTTTGCGCAAGGAACATTAGGTCTTTATCACTTAAAAACATTCAATAGCCCCCCCTTAATAAGTAACTAAATGCGCTATTAATTTAACTATGTATCATTAGGCGTAATATGGCAATATAAATTTATCATTTTTTATAAGGATAAACAGCAACTGAAACCTATGTGTATGTGAAGTTATTTCTTACAAAAGAATAGTTTGGTTGAAAAAAACAAGAGCCGTCCTATGGTAATGGACGGTCTTTTTGTTTTAACGTTTTATGTTAGTTTCAACGATTGAGGAGGATATATGAGGTACGCCGTATTCATCTTTTCCATTATATGTTCCATAAACAGTTACTGGCATAGCGTAACCTAATTTTACTCCGTTTTTTAAAATGATTACATCCTGATTAACGGTTATTTCAGGTTGAATAATCGTAACCTTATACATCCCATTATTATCACCTTCTGTCGTTAGTGTAAATTCAGGAACGGTGGACCCTTCTACATTCTTTAACCCAGTAATCGTGCCTGTTATTTTCAATTTCTTTCCGATTTCATATTCGCCATAGCTGGCGACTTCGAAATTAGCTTCTTCAGCCTCTTGCTTTATCTTCTTATTTAATTCATCCTGAGATGTTAAATCTTTTTTTGTTTCTGTTTGAGATTTAACGTTCGTTTTTTCGCTTGATTCATTTTGTTTAGAAGAATCACAAGCAGTTAGACTTAACGATAGGGCACTTCCGATGCAAATGCTTATAATTTTTTTATGCATTTTTATTCTCCTCCACTATATCCTCTATCCAAATTTCTTCCATGTGCAATTTTAATTCCTTTGCAATTTTATAAGCTGTAAGAAAACTAGGGAGTGTCGTGTTATTAACAAGTGAACTCATTGTAGTTTGACTAATTCCAATAAGTTTTGAAAATTCTTTTTGACGTATTTCTCTTTCAGCAAAAATAACACGAAGTTTACATTTTAATCGCACAATATCGCCTCCTTAATTATATACAATTCGCATATAGAAATGTGTCCTCCTTTAATTTAATTAACGAACATTTAGAAAAGTTTAAATGGACAGGCAATATAACTTCTTCTAAGTCATATACCTATATCAAGGCCACGAGGAATACCAAGTGGAACTAAGGACATCAAGAGGGGAGAGGGATATATGCGTTGGCAGTATAACCACCTAAATACAACACCATATCTACATCCTTCAAAAGAATTAAATGGTATGTACAATGAAGCGAGATCAAGAGCAGAAACAGAAGCTATTCTAAATCACATGAAAAACCATGAAGTTTATGATCGAAAAGAATATAAAGGGTATTTTAGTTTGTCACAGATATTGGAAGAAGATTTATATGGTGAGGAAGAAGATGTTTTTAATTGGGAAATTCTAATGGATTGTTATGATGTCGTCCGTACAAGAAAAGGTATTACATTTCGTGAAAAGGAAGAGGAGGAATAAACATGACACTAGCAGGGGAAGCGGTAATTATTTGGACGGCAACAGGCTTGTCAGTAGTTGCAATGAAGGTAGCAGAGAAAATGGGGAAGAGTGTTCCACATTGGCTTCCACGTATCACCTTGTACACAACTCTCACAGGCTCGTTCTTATATCTTCTACGTTATGTTCTCATTTTGTTTCTATGAGGGAATACCAAGTGGAATTTAATCATCATGCAGAATATAAGGTTTTTGGCTTGTACGTTCGTATTCCTTGAAACAGGGATATATACCCTCTATAAGAGGGATATAGGGAGTGATTTTATGTTGGAATTATTATCCGTACCGCTGGGGGCAATGATTTTCGCTATATTCAGTGATAAGTTCAAAAGTAAAGAGGATGACCGGAAAAAGATACAAGTATTTTTTGAAGTAAGTGGAATTGCGATTAGGAGTGATGAAAAATTACAGTATCCGGTTTTTATTGAGCAAAAAGATGATGATCGTAGTACGACTTATGTGTATCGATTGCCAGTAGGGATGCCGTCAAAAATCATTCAAAAGGTAGAGGATGTTGTAAGTGAAGGATTAAGTAAGCCTGTACGAATCCAATATGACAATTACAAATTAAACATTCGTGTATTTTATAAAGATGTGCCGGATAAATGGGACTGGGAAGTTGGTTTGATAAAGAAAGGGAAATGGCAAGTTCCTATGGGTCAAAGTTTAGAAAGATTAATATATCATGACTTTGATAAAACACCACATATGGCATTAGGCGGACTTACACGAATGGGTAAGACAGTATTTTTAAAGAATGTATTTGCTTCGCTTACTCTAGCACAACCAGATCATATTCACTTATACATTATTGATTTAAAAGGCGGTTTAGAGTTCGGACCGTATAAGAATTTAAAACAAGTGGATTCCGTTGCAGAGAAGCCTATAGAAGCTTTTATGGTATTAAGCGATATTCTTAGGAAGATGGAAGAGAAAATGCAGTATATGAAAGCCAGACATTATACAAATGTTGTAGAAACGAATATGAAAGAGCGATATTTCATCATAGTAGACGAAGGTGCGGAACTTTGCCCCGATAAAAGTATGAAAAAGGAACAACAAAAACTATTAGGAGCGTGTCAGCAAATGCTCTCTTATATTGCTCGTATAGGTGGAGCGTTAGGTTTTAGATTAATTTTCTGTACACAGTATCCGACAGGAGATACATTGCCACGACAAGTGAAACAGAATAGTGATGCTAAATTGGGCTTCAGATTGCCGACTCAAACAGCTTCTGGTGTTGTGATAGATGAATCAGGCTTAGAATCTATAAAAAGTATTCCCGGACGTGCAATTTTTAAAACAGACAGGTTAACTGAAATTCAAGTGCCTTACATTAGTAATGAAATAATGTGGAACCATTTAAAACAATATGAGGTGGAAAAGCATGAGGATGCAAACACACATGAAAATCAACCGTCAAATGGCGATACTTGCGACGATTAGAAAATTACAATTTGCAACAAGAAGGCATTTAATGTGTGTTCATGAAATGGGAGGGATAAGAAATGCAAATAGGATTATGAATGATTTATCTACTTACACAAGTAAAGTGATTCACAACAAAGAGTATGTTTATTATTTAAATCAATCAGGGCATAAGTTATTTGGTGAAGGTAAGGTGGTTCATCATAGTAGAATGTCCCATGCTATATTACGCAATGAAGCTTGGCTACATTTATTTTGTCCGGATGACTGGCAAGTAGAAACAGAAATTAGATATATAAAAGATAATAAAAAGAAGAAGATAATTCCTGATGTGAAATTTCGTGACGAGGACAGAATACTTCATGCCGTAGAAATAGATCGTACCCAAAAGATGGTGGTCAATGATGAAAAATTAAAATGTTACGAGGAACTTACTAAAATATATAAACAAAAATATAACGGAAAAGTGCCAGTTATCCATTTCTTCACCATAACAAAATATAGAGAAAAGAAATTGGAACAACTGGCAACAAAATATGATGTGTTTGTAAAAGTATATGTAATTCAAGAAATTTAA